ATGTAATACGAGTTCGATTCTCGTACCCACTACTATCTGATTATCAGCCTCTTACTAACAAGTAAGGGGCTTTTTTCTTGCCTTACATCCATCTAAAAGTATCGTTTTTAGGCGTTATAAACGGGTATTATTAAAGAAAATGGTGCAAATTTTGCGCAAATTTTCATCTCGCATAATTATCGCGCTATCCCGTTGACACGTTGTTTGCGTATATATACTAAAAACAATATTATTATGGCAACTGTTTGTTATCAATTAGACACACGTAGAGAAAAGAAAGACGGCACATACCCGATCAAGTTGTATATTAGACATAAAAGCCGAATATTAATAAGTACCGATTTTTGCGCTACTCCGAGAACGTGGACGGGTACAGAGTATAACAAAGAAGCGAAAAGCTACAAAGCTAAAAATGTGGCGATACGCAATCTTATAAATCGCGTGGAAATGCTTATCGTTATGTTGGATAATAATCAGAAATTAAAAAGCATGAGCGACGCAGCCTTGAAAGATTATATTTCAAAGTCCATCAAAAACGAGTCAACCTGCAAAACTTTCGTAACCTGCCTAGACGAGTTTATAGAGACAAAGACGAAAGGAAATACAATAGAACTATATAAGACTACAAAGAATAAGATTCTTGCCTACGACCCGGCATGTACATTTGAGACTATCACAAAGAAATGGCTGGAATCTTTTAATAAATGGCTAAAAGATACAGGAATGAAAACCAATTCAATATCAATCCATCTACGGAATATTAGAGCCGTCTTTAACTATGCGATAGATAACGAAGAAACGGAGTTATATCCGTTTAGAAAGTTTGCTATCGAAAAAGAGGAAACCAGAAAACGCTCGCTAAGACCGGAACAACTCGCCACGCTCCGAGACTTTAACGGAGAAAAATATCAAAAGGAGTATCAAGACATATTCATGCTTATGTTTTATCTAATCGGAATAAACGCAATAGACTTATTTAACCTCAAACAAATAGTTGACGGACGCATAGAATATAAACGAGAAAAAACCGGAAAGCTATACTCTATCAAAGTAGAACCGGAAGCAATGGAGATAATAAACAGGTATAAAGGAAATAAATTTCTACTAAACACGCTCGAAACCAACGATTACAATTATAGAAAGTATATGGCAGCAATGAATAGAGGTTTGCAAAAACTGGGAAATTTCGAACGAAAAGGATTAGGCGGGAAAAAGATTAGAGATATTTTATTTCCCGACATCACCTCGTATTGGGCGCGCCATACATGGGCTACAATAGCGCATAAAATAGGAATATCGAAAGATGTAATATCTTTAGCTTTGGGGCATGAGTTCGGATGCAAAACAACCGGAATTTATATAGATTACGATTTAGAGCAAATAGATAAAGCGAATAGAAAAGTAATAGACTATATTAATTCGTTATCGCTTTAACCAGGTTAAACACTTATAGCCCCACAATCAGCACTGTTGCGGGGCTTTCTCGTATTACTTCTTTAAGAAGTTTTTATAAATACAAAGAATATCCTCTATTTCTGAATTGGATAAATCATCCCTCTGAAAAGGAACGGGTAACATATTTTTCAAAACTCGAATACCTTTAATTTTCCCTAATACTTCATTTGCTCCTTTCTTGGTTCCACTATGTAAATAGATCGCATCTGGAAATATCCCTAAAAATGCACCTATCCGATGCGAGGTATCATATATGCAAAGCTCTCCTATATTGTCTACCTTACAATCTTGTATGATTTTAAATAGCTCATAAAAACTACGAACTTCTTTAATTTCATCTTTCATTAAAAGAATTCTATCGCAAAACTTCGATAAATGATCGGTATTAATACGTCGCTGATGGCTATGTTTATGCCCTCTCGTATCTCTAGCGTTAGCCGCCAATCTTATCGCATCATCTATCGTTGTAGATTTTTCCGTATCATTTAAAACAGAATCACAAGAGACGTGTTTTTATAATGATTAATAATAACGATATATTTATCATCCCTACTCATGGAGTCGGTTATAAATAAATCATCGAAATAATCAGAATACTTACAGCATCTTCCTTTAGGTTTTCTTACAGTAATACATGCCATATTCATAAATTTAAAATCTATGCAAAAATACCCACTCCTTGCAAATAAATTAGTTAAACAGGATATGCTTAATAACATACATCCAAAAGCCCCAACGACACTTAGTCTAGGCTCATTCCTTTTGGAGTAAATAACGTATTGTCTCTCACTTTCGGAAATTAACAACTTTTCCCGTAGAGAGATGATATAACAGACATTCACGTCTGCATACAAATTATTTTTCAATTTGAATATTATTCTACCAATTATAAGAGAACATAAAGATTAATGACTCTAGCATTTTACTAGAGCATGAGAATTGCTATTAGGAAATCTATTGTATACTAAATTTAATTTGAAACTAATTATAATGGTTTATCCTCTTTTATTCTATTCTTCGTAATCCAAACCAAATATTCAACACCTAAATTAGTTATATATATATTATTATCTTGCTTAATAATTAACATACTACTATACAAAAAAGACAAATAGTCCCCTAGTTCCCAACTGTTTAATATTTCAGAAAATTGCAGTCTAACTTTACTATAATATTGAGATACATCTTCTTCTGAAATTCCATCAGAAGAATTTAACAACCTCAATAAACGTATCTGGCTGCCGAAAATAGCTATATTAATTTTCTCGAAAGTTAAAAGCAATTGGCTTCCTGCTAAATGCCTTAACAATACTTTAGTAGTTTCCCCTGTTATATCAAATCCTTTTTCTACAAGTTCTTTTTTAATGTTATTTTCTATGTCTGCGATAACTACAGAGTTGCCTATTCTGTCAATTAATTCTTGAACAGTATCATTGTTTACAGGTTGTAAAACATTTGGCTTATCAGAATAATAATCTCCAAAAATATTTGTGCTTTGTTGTTTTTGAGTTTGCGTATTTGTTATTGATATTATATGAGAAATTAATTCGGTATTCCTCTGCTCCAATTTTTTATTCTCCTTTTCTTTATTTTTTATTTCTCTTTTAATTGATACAATTTGACCGATTGAGAAATTGTCAAATGATTCTGCAAGAACAAGAATTAGTAATATAGATAATAGAAAAAATATCCCATTCTTAAATTCTCCATATGGTTCAACACAAAAAAAATTAAAAAAAATCATACTAGCAATACCTAAACAAAAAAGTATGATTAAAATTCGTACAAACCAGTTTTTGGGATTGTTTTCCATATTTTCCATTGTATTATATTAGCTATAGATTTTATATAAAATAAGTAACTAGAATTGAACACAGGTTACAATTTTACCACAAAAGTAATTATTTATTCAAAAAAAACAATAGCTGTTAAAAAAAAGATGAATTTAAACTTAGAACTCACAACTAAATAATATGCCTCATATCAAAAAATTAAAGACCTTTTACCTGTTCGTTAACAAGTAATCTTCTACTTCTTTTTCAAACGATAAGTCAACCATCCAATCACACAAGCAATAACCAGCACGAATGCCCATCCGCCTAGCTCCATCTTTAAACTTTGCCATCTGTTCAACTTCTTTTCGACCGGATAAGGTACACGAATAGAATCTCTTTTAAGAATCGTATCGGTGCGATTCGTTGTTAGATAGCGATACAGATACTTATATCTATACTGATAGACTGTATCACCCTTTATGAGCGTATAAATACTATCTCGTTGATAGATACTATCAAACCGGATACTATCACGCGTCTTGTATTCAGTGCGAACGGATTCAACCGGGATATATTGAGTCCGGCATGATACGAAACATATTGCCAACATCAGCAATATGATAATATAAACTAGCCGCCTCATGGTCGAACTACTGTATTACGCAAGAAATTAGGGAACTCGGAGCGTACATCAAAACAGGGGCACGCCTTTATATATTCTTTCGGCTCTACCTCTCCGCTTCCATCCAGATCGGGCGAAGTATCACGATGTCCGAGAACCTCGATTATCTCATATTCTTTGCAGAGTTTAGCAACCAACTCGCGCAAAGCCGCTTTTTGAGCGATCGTTCTTGTGTCTGTGGGTTTTCCGTTTGCATCCAAGCCGCCTATGTAGCAAATACCAACACTATGTTTATTATACGAAGATTCGCTAAAACCCTTCGTATTACAATGCGCTCCGTCAACCACTAAAGATCTCCCTTTTTCTACCGCCCCATCAATTCGGATAACATAATTATATCCGATCTGGTTAAATCCGCGCGCCCGATGCATACGATCAATATCTTTTGCGGTTAAATCCTGCCCGGCGCGCGTAGCCGAACAATGAATGATAATCGAGTCTATTTTATTCATTGCTTTCTTTTTTATTTTGATTATTAATTGTAATTGGTCTACGCGGCGGAGTTCTCCGGCTGCACTCGCTGTCTGGTCTATCACATCGGTTGTGTTCCGCATCCTTCAAAGCTAATTCAAGCTCGTAGTATTTACGCATCCAATTTTGCGCCTCTGCCTGTGCGGTTCTCCATTCTCGATAAATTGTATCTACTTTCTCGTCTCGTTGTTTTAGTCGCTCGTCGTACCGTTCAATCTGCTTGTTTAGATTGTCAATGATAGAAAGTAGGTTTTGAAGCTCCATAGAATCCGCCGTAGCCTTTTCTTTTCTAGCGTTCGTTTTTCGATTCGCTAGAAAAGTAACAGTAAATCGGATCGCCTCTAATCCTCCTAACGCTCCTATGATTTTTAACCATTCGTCCATATTTTTATTTTATGTATTTCATATCGCTTTGGGTAGCTCTTATTCTACCGATAAAGCCTCATTAACCGCAATCTGTACAACTGCGACAAAGTTAGTTCTTACGTATTCTTTGATGCTTTCCGCCTGATTCGTAGACAATTCCACTTCACCGTTTTTGTAGATTTGTTGAGCTAATTCCAACTCGCCCAAATCGGCGGTTTTCTGATAGATCGCATTGCCTAACATTTTTGCAATATCGACGGTACTATTATTCCCTTCGATGTCTGTTACTTTAATTTTTCTAAAGTCTATTATCATTATTATTGCGAAAATAAATTATTAACTAATTGTCTGTCCGTGTCTCCCGTAATGAATACTTTAAATGTCCATGGCGCAATATCAGTTGTGACCCCTCCCATATTATTAACCTTTACTCTTTTTGTCGTACTAGAATTGTTTACAACTATGACTCTCTTATACGGCGAAGCCTCACACAGATATGCCACATAGTTGGCACTTCCTTCTAATACTATACAGTCGATAGGCTGTCCCGCTTTAGCATATTTGTGATATGTTGAATCGGTGCCATAATTATCAAGATGAAACCAAGAATCACATACATAGTTAAAGCTAGATTTTAGTGTAGTTAACCTCCTATGCCCGAATTCGCCACGGCACCACAAATCGGAAGTGTAAAACCTATAACTTCTTTCTGTTCCGTTTGACTCCTTATAAGTACCTTGGTGCTGCATATCTCCCTCAAAATACATCTTTCCCTCACTAGAGCTAAACCCTATTGCGCATTTAACAATATTATTGCCATCTATTCCCTGCAGCTTTTTAAATGTCCCCGTCGCACCGTCTAATTGTTTAACTTTCAAGTTATCAACGTCGATAAAATCCGTTACAATCTTTCCGTTACTGATAAACGTCTTATTCCCAACTAACATCGCACCCGTTGGAGGAAGTGACAACTTTCCGTCCGCTGTTAATTCAAGCCCGGTTACATTATGCTTAATTGAGCCGCCTTTTATTAACCAACCCTGCGTTTTTGATAGATTACCGACGAATAAACCCGATGTTCCTAATATGTCGATCGTCGCATTTTGAGCTACTAACAACTGCGTAGCGACATTTATAAATTCGTTAAACAAAGTCCATTTCGTTACATCGAAAGAAGAACCGGAATTATGATCCGCACGACACGAATAAGTATTACCGTTGTAGATGATAGTATCTCGATACTGCGTGTTGTTAACATAGTTGGTGTTTGCTTTCCACTCACCGCGCGGACGGATTAGAGCACCTTTGTCGCCTTTTGCCCCAGTTGCACCCGTATCACCCTTATCGCCTTTATCTCCTTTGTCGCCTTTGACACCCGTTTCTCCCTTAGAGACATATTTAAGCCAATCAGTAGAATTGTCTGCTGGTTCTTGGATTGTTTTGTCTGCAATACATATCCATGTACTGCCATTACATACAACTTCATCATAGTACCAATATGTGCCCGGCGTCCATACTCCTTTGAAAGCAGGTACGGGAACTTCGGTTATACCGTCGTTAGATAATTGCTTGATAGTCCCGGTCATATACACATTGCGGAGATACGCACTATGTCCGGTCATTTCGATACCAAACAATTTCAAGTTAGACAAGTCGCCCAACTGCATAGCGATCATTTCCTTTGAAATCTCCCAACCGTTTACACCTGTCAGGTAACGGACATAGCTTTGTGTCGAGTAGCTCGATTTTTGCCGCTCTTTGTTTGTGAAGTTACCATACGAAACGAAGTGCATAGCCTTGCAAGGGTGTGCGATTGTACCAGAACGAAGCGCATATTTAAACGTAGAATCACCGATCTTTTCAGTAATACGAAAATAAGCGGTTTGAAATCCGGTTGAGTCGTTGAATATACCTTTGCAAATATCATCTACCTCTATTTCTGCTATTTCGCCCGGTTCGAGTTTAAGGTAGATAATCCGATTTGATTCGTCTATACGTTCGATGATCCCGCCGCCCGGAGCGTTCCACTCTTCACCCGAAACGATTGATACGCGGTTGTAGCGTAATTCAGGAACTTCAAGGAAATCACGTAGACGAAGAGATTTTGCATCTATATGACCGTCTTTGCCGATTAACCAACCGATTAAGCCTTCTGTGTAGTCATTTGAGGATATATCACCGGAAAAAGTCGCTGATTTGGCAATAAGTTTATCAAGAACGTTGAGTATTTGCGTTGTTACCGTCGTTGCGGTTAACGTATCCGTAGAAATACCCTTCGTTACGTCTAGCCCGTTATCAACGATTAAACCGCCTAACAACTTGATAAGAAATTGCGTTTCGTCTGGGGCGGTTTTGGATAGATACAAGTCTTTTAAAGCATCGATAGCCGCATCTAGTTCCTGCCTTATGCGCAAAGAAGAAAACGTATTATCGTCGGTCAGTGCCGTATTATTATCGGTCAGAGCAATAATACGAGACTTTATTTCAAATAGGGAACGAAGAGACGAAAATACATTGTTATCGGATGATGTACGCCCATCGTCCATCTTTAATACATCAAGATCAACGCCAACGCCTATAAATGGCGGTGGCGTTGTTGTACTAATACTTACCGAACCGGAATTGCGTAAATACTTATTCCGAAACGAATGAGGCACTTTCTTATTTTCTACTTCTATCATGTTTCTATTAATGATACGTTACAACTTTCATTTGCGTAATCAATACTCATTTGATCTACTATCATTTCTCTTTTGAGGGAATTTTCGTAAATCCTAGACAGTATCGAAAAGCCACGATTCAAATTATTGCTGTATCTAAATTTAGGAGCTTTATAATGTGTATAAAACTTGTCTATTAGTATTTGTTCCGGCAATACATTTTTATCGTGCAACGGGCTATATACCGTTTTTAAATAATCAAATTTATCCCCTGATTTGGTAGCGCAATTTGAGTAAGAAGAAATATTTTTTGCGTTTGAGTTGATTAGTAGTTCGATGTCGTCCATTTCTGTTACATTATTGTCGTTTATCACGTTGCTGTAAACTACGTCGGAGTCGTCAACTGCATTATTAAATATATCGTATGTAACTTTATTGTTAGTATACTTAAATGTGAAATCGGATATATGAAAAGCAGTGCACGGGTGACAGCCTCCATCCGTTCGATACATAGGATATTTTCCTAAATGATTAGGAGTGCTTACTTCAAAGCGTATCTTTCCACATAGTATTTTATCATCTGGAAGTTTAATCGCGACTCCGTCCGTTGAGTCATACAAATTAAATCTATAACTAACAGTATTCGTTAATCTCTTTTCATCATCGAAAACTTTATCACCTTCTTTGTTTATATGAACCAAATAGAAACCATCTTTAAGCGTACATTCGTCGTGATACCATTTTTCGACAAAAATATCTTCGCCATTTTCCCTATACGCATAAACCTTATTTCTATCCTCGAACCCGCCGGAAGCTTTTTCACCGCTAGCTGAATCATACTCGCCCTTATTTACAAATCTCCAATCTCCAAATGCATCCTTATACCTATACCATGTAGCCCCTTTATAAGTTAAGTTATGCGTATTTTTATAATAGCCTCGATTTACTCGATCCATATAATACTTTTGATTTCTCCATACTTCACCATCATAATAGTAATCATCTATATATAATTTGCAAGGAACCATCGTATTATCAAATCCGGCGCCATATTTTGTATTAGAGTATACTTCATCGGACGTTTTTATTATATCGTTTGGAAGAAAAGAGCCGGACATTCTATAAGCGATATTTATTATGAAATATCCTCCTTTGAATAAAGAATACTCTCCGTTTTTCAATGTTAAAAGAGTCTTTCGAGAAGCACTAATTATATTATACGCTTGCAGGAATGAAACGCAGGTTTTCCAACTTAAAGAAGACGGTTCCCCGTCCTCTGTTGTGTAGTCGCTGTACTTCTGCCATACCACACCGGAATATATATCATTAACGTTGTCGATAGTCACTTCAACACCTTCTGCCGGAATATCAAGAAATGAAAAGCTCGGTATCAAATACCCCCAATTACTATTAGATTTAAAAAACGAATTAAGAAGGGTGTAATTCTTTCCGTCTATATCCCTACCAGATATATAATATTTATTGGGATCGGAGTTTTGATTTACTATATCCTTATCGTCGTCGAGCAATTCCGGGCATAAGTTGGTTATCTGGTTCATATTAGCAACAACAGATACTTTATTATACACATCACCAAGCGATATACTTCCCGCGCTTTCAGATACGCCAATATTACGCACATTCAATAGTGCGGAAGGGATTGTTATACTTTCACATGTATCGCTTATTCTATCATAAACGAAAAAATGAAGCTCGTCGTTTTTGATAAAATCATAGTCGATCATATAATAAGCATCCTGATACTGAATGAACGTCATACCGATATATTTAGAGATTTCTTCTAAAACATCTCTACTATTCATCGGCTCGTTAGCTTCATCAAAGAAGTTTCGTTCATGTATATAAATATCTTCTATCAAAGAAGTAGAAACATCTTTCGAGATTCTATTAGTTTTTTGAAAGTACAATTTGTTTAGAATCTTTCCGGGATCGGCAATATCAAAAATGTGCATTATTACATCTTTGAAACTTTTAAAATAGACCTCGGAAGAATTAATATAAGAGTACTTCTTATTTTCCAAAACGGAAATAGTATCGATTGCCTGTATCTCCACTATATTAAGCGGAGTTATATAATCGCTCGAATATAAATTTGGACTCATATATCCAAACCACTCTAAAACATCATCGGTTTTATTATACAAACGAACTTCTATATTTTGCCCTTCGGCTGTATATAGGTCTGATAAAATCTTATCTGTCAATATGCTTGTTACCGAATTAGACATTTTCAACGGCTTGTATAGAGTGTCCGATTCATACTCAACAGTAAACGGGCTATCTGTTAGGGTGAGTTCTTCGGAATACGTTGCAAAGACCGTATGAATTTCAATTCTATACGTCTTGTCTTTCCTGCTCTTAAACTCTGAATAATATCTTAGTTTCATCTTACTTTACTTTTCTGATTATAATGATTACTCAAAACTCCTTCTAAATCTCTTCCATGTATGCGAAACGTTACGTTTGCGGGCTGATTTCCATTTTCTGCAGACGGTGCAATCTTTTGCGATAAGGAGCCATATAAACCGCTATTAAGCATTTGAAACAAATTACTTTGCTGTGATCCGTTTAGAATCATCTCGCCTGAATTGAGTAAAGCCGGAACTTTATCGCCTGTGAATGATGTGCCAGGCACAATACCACCCGTTGCGAATTTAGGAATACTAGCCATTGCAGCGACGACAGCAGCAACGGCGGCTCCCGCCAATAACCAACCGACAACGGGCGTTTCTGCTGCGGAAGCTACGCCGCTAACTACTGCTTCGGTCTGTTTCGCAGTTATTAACGATTGAATAGCCGGAATAGCCTGCGCAATACTGGATATAACATTTGCGCCCCATTGAAGATACGCCGCCGCACTTTCATTGGTTATTCCAGATAAAGACCCCATAATACTACCAACTGCAGATAGAGATTCGGCATACCTTTCATTCATGTCTATATCTTCTTTTTTAAAAAGTGGATCATATTTCGGCAACTTTAAGTTTTTACCTTCTTTCCCATGAGTAGGAACTTTATCTTTATACGTTGGTTTTACCGGAAGAGACAAAGCGCCGTCTTTCATTTCACCATGAGCACTTTTGAACGTTTCTTGCTCTACAACAAACTTTAAACTTATCCTCTTTGATTCAAGTTCATTAATTGTTGCTTGAATGGCGGAACGCGCTTGCATGTCGGTTTCAGCAACAAGTTTTTTATTTTGCTCTGCGATTTGTGTGTCATACCAAGCGATAGAGCCCTCTTTCGGTTCTTCCTTTGGCGTTTTCCCGCCTATTCCTGACTGTGAAGCGCGGTTCGCCGCTTTCGTCATACTAGATAAATTCCGTCCCGCCGCCTCTGCTGCCGTTGCAACGTTTATTAAATTCTGCAACCATTCATCACTCTTCTTTACTAAAATCGCGTTATATTGTATTGCATCCTGATACTTCGCTAACATCGGGCTTATTGCCTTACTCAATGCATTTGTATCTGTTATTGTAACCGTGTGCACATTCATTCCAGAACCCACCGTTTCGTAAGTTGTGAATTTGGCTTTCAAACGATCGTATTCATCTACGAAGTCTTTATACTGTTTCGCTAATTGTGCCTTTTGTTCATCGCCTGCCGAAGATACATCTAATCTCAATACTTTATCTATATCTATTGCCGAAACATCTACGCCATCAAGTCCTATTGCCGCCTTTACCATTGCTTGTAATGCGTTTTGACTTCTTTGTTTATATTGTCCTACGATTTCCTCTTGGTCTTTCAGCGTCTTGTCTAATAGTTCCCTAGCTGCTTTCTTTTGCTCTTCCGTTGAATCCTTATCTTTTAAAATAGTTATTTGTTCTTGTATGGTTGCTTGATTCTTTGCATCAAAATAAGAGAATGACATCTTTGTATTTCCTAATTGATCCATCGCGTTGTATGCTTCGCGTGCTAGACGTATAGTTTCGGTTAACCCGTTCATGAACGGCGTCCAGTCTCCACTACCGATAGAGTAGAAAAATTGGTCTACGCCACCTTTTAAGCCGTCCATAGTACGGGCATATTCATCTCCTAGCGTCTGACTGCTATTCATTACTTTATTGAAACCCTCCGAGGCAGTTACAGCAATACCAAGAACCCCGGCGAACTTCATAACTCCCGATACTGCAACGCCGGACATTTTAGAAATGTCGCTTTGAAACCCGTTTACATTCTTCTTCGACTTATTTAGATTTGCGTCAAAGTCATTCGTTTTAAGCAATAATCTTGTTACTATATCAGACATCTTTATGCGTGTTTAATTGTGATTCTACTTCTTTTGCTTTAGCTCGTAATCGTTGCATCTCTTCGTCCGTTACGCTCGTATCTTTCTTTTCTTCTTCATCCCACGGGAACCGGAGTATATCGGTTTGCTTTAGCGTCTTTGTGCTATTAGATTGCGCTATAATGAAACCTAACAATCTAGTTTGTTCCCACGCTTCCCGATTGCGTCGATTCAATCCGTCTATAAACGATTCAACCTCGATAAAGTCCATTTTATCGAGGAAGTAATCGGGAGCGATCCCGCCCTCACCGACAACGCGCGAATAAAGTTCGCGTATACTTACGGCTTTCGCTTCCGCGTCGTCACCTTCTTTTTTTTTACGTCATTTCCTGCCGATTGCGAACGTAGTTTGATTTCATCCAAAATAAACTCTTTGAATTGTTCGAATAGCGTCAAGTCATTTTCGCATAATTCGATAAATTCCTCAAATTCCATTTTGAACAATTCCTGATTAGAGGCAAGCAGAAACGAATAAAACAAAAGAAACTCGTCTAACATCTTTCCAAACTGGAACGGATAGCCGGATATAGATTCGAACACAAAGAACGCACGAAGCGTATATTTCAAAGAGAAATCTTTTCCGTTAAGTGATATTGTTTTCATTGAATAAGTCGTTTAGAGGGCGGCAAAACACCGCCCGTAAGTTATTTACTAGCTGCTTCCTTTGCAAGCGGTCCGGTTCCTTCGAAACTGATTGATAGTGTTGCTTTGTCTCCATCCGGCGCATTTGCTTCTAGTGAAGTGATAACCGCACTACCTGTATATGCACCTTCCGCTAGCGTCCATCCGGCGGCGGGCATTTCGTTTACGTCAGGATTGCCAACAACGCCAAATTTCAAAACAACAGGTTTATGCGCCAAGAACAAAGCGAATAGTTTATCGTAGCTATTCGCATCTGCATCCGCGCTAAATACGTTTTCACTGGAAGCGTTCCAAGAAAGTTTTTTAATGTCCTTTTCCGTCCAGATACCCGAATCTTTACTTTGTGTGTCGATTGTTTCAGCCGAAAGCCCCAATTTGCAAGATGTGGCAAGTGCGATGGCTTTACCGTCGATGAATAACATTAGGTCTTTTCCTAACACTGATTTTGCTTTACTCATAATTTTATCGTGTTTTAGTTAATTATTCAGTTTTAAATGAGAATACGAGGCTTTGAATAAAAGTATCTTCTATAAAATCCTCATTCGCGCTAATTAGTTTAGAATCGATCACATCGAAGTTATCATAACTTCCTCGTTTGTTTTCGAGTGATTTACGTACCTCTTCCGCGATTGTAACAGAGTTCAAATAGTTATCACTGGCGACAACGATCTCAACCGAAACAGTGTCACCCGTGCCGTACCTATCTTTCGTATATTCCGGCGTTAAGGAGTTGCGTTTGTAGATCACAAACGGAAAAGATGTTTCCGTTTTGGTCGAAATCGCATATATTTTATCAGAAACCAATTTTGCCAACTCTGTAGAGTCGCTTAATTTCTTATATACGTGTGCGCCTATTGATAAACTCATTTCTTTTTATTTGCTACTTTCATTATAGAATCAATTATATTTTTCTCTAGTGAGCTCTCTGCTTCTTTCTGCTTCGATTTGACCGCATTAGAGAAGAAGTGGGAAGCATTTATAATACCCCTATTCGCTCCTTTTTTGGTAGCTCGTTCTTTTGTTCCCGATTCGAACCATTTCAGCATATAGGCGCGTGATCCCTTTTTGCGGCGGTCGATCAAGTCAACCCGTGCACCGGAAGCATTGCGATAAACTGCTACGTTTATTTCGTTCTTTAACGGTTTGAACGATACGCCATTCTTAGAACTGCTAAATTCTGCATCAGTAACAGCGGAAACTAGATTTTCCTGTGCCTGTTTACGAATGATAAGAATCGACTTTCTAAGAGCGGAGGAAATTGCCTTCTTTGCTTCTTTATCGTTCAACCGTTTAAGTAGTTCGTTTACTCGCGTTGCATCCACTTCGACGCGATACAAGTTGCGCCCGGTGTAATTGTCGTTACTCATTGATTACCTCCGCTTCTATAACCGTTGCTTGTTGCTTCCGGTCGTGATTGATAGATAGAATCTTGTATTTCTGCCCGTCGTATTCGATCCTCATTTTAGCGTTGATCTCTTTACAGATGCGAATCATTATCGTATTAACGGTCGTATTATATATCTCGCCGTTCGCTTCTTTACGTGCACCCGACTTAAAGCGAATGTATGCGCGTTTATCGAATACTTTCACCCAACTTTCAGACGTGCCGCCCAGATTATCGCGCTTTGACTCGCTACGGTAAAAAGCGATCATTTCGTTTAATAATCCTGCTTGCATTACGTATATCGTTTTAAAGGTTGCAGCAATAGTTCTATGTGCCCCGGAATAACTTGCGGAGTGGCAAATGTTACCGATTCGCGGTTTGCGTAGTAATTCGCTATAAGGATGCGGATCGCGTGCCAGATACGCCGATCTATTTTTGCGTCCTTAACGTAGTTATCTAGCGGATTATTTAGATACGATTCGATAAGAAGTTGAACGGGTTCGATAAGCCCGGTTATATACGCGTCGTCCGTGTCGAAGTCAACGTTTAAATGCTGTTTGAGTTCTTCGAGTGTTACGTATTGTGCCATATTGGATAAATTAGAAAGGGCTAGAGCCGAAGCCCCAGCCCTTTAGTGAATGATAGGTTATAGAATTAGGCAGAAGCTTTTTTCTTTGCGATGGCAAAGGCTTCCGGGCGAGCTACAACAATATCATAATCAGTATTCAACACAAAGTTTACGACATTACTTTTCGCTCCGGTATACGGGTCTATCACTAAATCCATATCGCCGAACTGACCGATAGCAGCGTTGGAGAATACACCGAATCCGATAGAATCGGCGTCCATGTAGTTAGTAACAAGAACCGGATAACCGTTCACCATACCATTTTGGCAGATCATTTCAGCAGCCCCCGCCGCTTTGGGAGTGGATTTCAAAGTACCATACACCTTTGGAGTGCAAACATAGGCGGCTGTACCGTCCGTAACATCTACGCCCGCATCCATGACAGTAGATTCAAGTGCAACAATATTCGCGAACGTCAATGCGGAAGTATATTCTACATCCGGTTTTGCCTTTACAAACACGCCGTTACTTGCACCAGACAACGCAGCCCCCGAAAACATCCATTTGTTCAAAGTACGGGCAACACCAAGCGAAATTTGTTTTAAAACTACGTCCTGCAAAGAGTAGTTCGTTTGGTTGATCGCACGCTTAGACACCGGGATAGAAATAGATACACGTTTGGGTGAAGCCTTGATTTTGTCGATATTCAATTCGGTATCGGTAACCGCAACGTTTTCACCCTGAATTGTTGCTTCAACAGCCGCCAATGTTGGGAAAACAAGGTCACCTACAAGCCCGCTTTGCATCTTGATACCTAGTTTATCAATAATCAAGCCTTTTTCTAACGGTTCAATGATTTCACCGATTGTAACAGGAACCATGCTAGCCGCATCGGTTGTATCTGTAACAGTCACCGCACGTTCTACAACTTTAATACCGCCTTCCGATACTACTCCGTTGTATTCTTCCAAAGAGCGATGATTAACGACGTCAAAAACAGCCTGTGAAAACAACACGCGACGGTCTGACACCAGTCCCGCGTTAATATCTTCAAGCGCACGGCGTTCGACTTTCATTTCCAAAAGTTCTTTCTTTGTTTTTAACTGCTCAAACTGCTCTTTCTCGCTTGCGTCGAGTGCTCTTTTTTCCGCTTCTGCTTTATCCAACATAGCGCGCATCTGCTCTTTGTATTGAGCAATAGTTTCAAATTCTTTTCTCATGTTTTAAATTGATTTGCGTAAATTATTAATTTCATTTAGATAGTCTTTATTCTCGCCGGACAACTCCGCTATCGTATCGTCCATACTCCGCACCGTTACGTCTGTACCATAAAAAGCAGGATCAACAACGGGAGATATATCGGAAATCCGATCAATCATGTGTACAGTACGAAGCAACAACCCGTCTTTCATTGAATAGGAAACTTTTGTTTTATCCTTTTCATTTAAAGCATACGCAAAAGACGAACCGAAAATATCACCGCGTTTAATCATTTCTACGGCGAAATCTCCATCGGGAGTACTAGGAGCCTCAAACCTGTATTTTAATCCGTAGTCGTCAAGTTCAAGCGACAAAGTTCCCGCACCACGATTAGAACGAGCTAACAATCTCTGTTTATTATGATCTAACAGAGCTTTAACATCACAACTACGCAATAACTCTTCCGTTATAGCTCCCTTTTCGATCACCTCAACAAAAGTGCGTTGTTTTTCCCTGTCGTACAATACACGGCTTTCTTGTCCGAATACAACCGCATAACCTTCGATTATTCTTCCATCTCCAACTTTAGGAGCACCTAACTCTGTATAACTTCGTATTTCCATATTTTGCAAATATCATTTTACTATATGTTTGTTTCTTCGTTTTTGGGTAGCTCTACTTTTTGACTAGCCGCCTCGATTGGTTGAACGTTGCAGGAGATAAACACTTTGTCGCCTCCTTCAACGGGCGGTTTTCCTAAAGCCCTACGAGTATCATTCGGGGAATGAGCTCCCATTTCTTCCAAAGCTTTATAATAGCTTGCTTGTGTCGTTAAATCGGTTTGATATAAGCATGACAAATCAAATGAAATACTATATAAGTGAGCGACTGAATTAGGAATCAGCTTGTAATTAAATTCAGCCTCGATTTGTTTTAATATTGGTTGCAGTGTATCAGTCAAAAAAGAAACATTGCTCATTTCAGAAGCTTTGTAATTAGTAGATTGTCCGGCAAATACTTTATCCGGGTGAACCCCGTAAAATCTACATATATCAAGAATACTGAATTTCTTTGTTTCCAATAACTGCGCATCAACCGGATTTATAGAAAGTTGATGAAATCCAACATCGCCGGGAACTGAAATAATGTCTCTTCCTGTGTTTAGTTGTTCCTCTATACGATCCCCAACCGTAGAAAGTTGAATATCCGTCATACCTGCACCGGGCAACCCTTTATTTATCTCTTTTGCACCGGAAACAAGCCCCTTTATTTTACTTCCATTCTGAAAGGTTCGTAAATTCTGATTATCTGCACTAGCGGCTATGGAAAAGATACGGCTAGCGTACATTATTGTACTTACTCCTGTATATCCTCCGTCCAAACTATTATTTTTAAGATGGATTATTTCGTAGGATTCAAAACGCCCATATATCCGGTTATATGGATCAGAAATAATATAAACATCATTCAATTTGTCATAGGTTACTGTATTATTTGCGCATAATACAAGCTCGCTGACACTGCCGAACTTTCGACGGATAACGATGTAGGCGTTTCCTTGATTTACAATTTGAACAACCATATTCCTAACCATTTCAAAACTATTCATTCGTCGGTTAGGCATACGGGTTAATATCGTATATAAATCGTTTTCCTCGTCTGGTGAGAAATATCCATCTTTTTTCCGTTTAATTATAAGCGGTAAAGACGCGATAGTCCCCGAAAGAATAGAAGTACATCTATATGCGGCTGAAAGTTTCATTGCTTGATTACTGTTATGCACATCTATTGGCTGACCGGGTAACGATGGTAATCGGGAGTTTATCGCCGCATCTTTATCCGTTGTGCTCATCTCTGCATTTAAGGCGCGTTTTTGCGTCTTTGAACGTCCCAATTCAAAATTAAAAGATAGTTTCATTATACCTCCATGTTATTAAATAAGTAGAATGTCATTAGGTTTGTTATAGTCGAATCAATCTTCGCGTTATGCGTTTTCTTGACTGGCTTCTTATTCATGTTCCGATCTTCGTCTAATACCGCATTACTAAAACAGTACGGCGTAATCGGATTAGGGCTAAAGGTGAGCTTACTCCGATACAAAGCAAGTTCAAAGGATTCGATAGGGCTTGTAAACGTTCCGTATGTCTGTTTAACAGGCTTAATATATTCACTCGCACCGCCTACGGAATAAGTAAGAAGATTCACAAATTCAGCCGATTTATAAGGATCATAGCCAACTCCCATAATTTGTAGATACTTTGCACGTGCAAGTATATCGTTTACTATTTGCTGATAGTCGATAATATCACCGTCACAAAGAATTAAATAGCCCGCTTTCGCCCAACCTTCGTAAAGTTCCCGATTCGGATGATCTTTCAAAGCCCCTTCCGGGAAATAGTAGTCCGTATGCGAATGAAAAGAGCCGCTTTCTTTCGAATAGATATTATAAGTAACCGAAGAGAAGTCGTCTCGAACGGACAAATCAACCGCCACCATCGTAAGCGGATAAGTACCAATATTTTCTATTCTAATATCTTTGAATCGTTCTTCGATCTGCTTTGCCTCAATCCATTTTGTTGTTTGGTCGGTAGTAAATACGTTTAGTAACTTTGTTCGAAATTCCAGTGCATCCGGCGCGCTATATAGTGCTTTTTGATACGCGTCTATATAGAAATCTTCATAAACGGTTATACCCATGTGTGGTTGTACCTTGCGCCACGTTGCCGGATCGCCTTCCTCATCGTCTACGTCTGGCTCAAAGATGTGTGCAAATATGGAATCATTTTCAATCTCACCTCGTAGGATCGATTTATACATTTTGAGCATTTCGACGAATGGAGCCGTCTCTTTATCGGATGCGGTCGTAATTACTACGGTTAAAGGGTTGAGCCGTGCGCCCATTGAGGACGTTAAAACGTTCTTCAATGCGGCGCTATCGGCTTGTGAATACTCGTCTACTATTACCATGCTTGCGTTAAGTCCGTCTAATTTATCCGGGTTAGAGGCAAGGCAACGGGCAAAAGAGGTTTTTCCCTTTATGCGGTTATATATGATTTCTCGATTAATTTTGAAGTGTCTAAACTTCGGATCGAGAGACTTTAAAATATTACGTATTTCATCAAAACAGACTTTCGCTTGATTGTATGAGTTTGCAGCAACGTATGTTTGTGCGTTCGCATCACCGAACAACAAATCGTTAATCGAAAGACTCGCTACACTTGTTGTCTTACTGAATTTACGCGGAACGAATAGAAGAGCTTCGCGAATCAAACGTTTGTTTGTTCCGGGCTTGTAAAACGCTAGAATGTTAGAGAACTGAAACACTTGTATCGGAGTCAGTTTGTATCTAGTTTTTCCCTTCGTGCCGGAAAACTTCAAACGCTCATAGAACGTGACGAACTTCTTTACTTCCTTGATCCGAAACTCGTATTTATCGAGGAAAACAAAGAAGCGGCGAACGGCTAGCAACTCGTAAAGGTTGTGCGCGTTCGGATTGTTAATACAACCTTTGATATACACATTTAGTCTTTCGTCTGCCTTGTCTAGCTTATACGAATCAACGTCGATGTTATGCAGATCGGAGACAACCGACTGCTTTAACGCTATCAGTTTATCTCTATTCTCCTTGTTCATCGCGATCTATTTTGTTTACTTCGTTAATCAAGTCGTTTACTTCGTCGTCGTCAGATGCAGAAAGCGTTTGAAAGGTCAAACCAAGTTCGCGTAATTGTTTGCGCGTTGCTTCGAGTGCATCGAATAAAACTTTGAAAGCAGGATGAGCCGTAAGTTTATCATTATTTTCGCGGGACACTTCTTTCACGTATGACTTCATACGCTTCTTTGAAATATCGTTTAGTGCAATTTGAAACGCCATATATGAACCTGCGCAAAGAGTTATACAGAGGTCTAAATCTTCCGTATATGTTCCCTGCGACTCCATCGCGGCGCGAATCTTTTCTTTTATGTCGTCCAAATCACACATTTTTATAGGCTTTTTGCATATAGGAAAAGATCGCAAGTATTTGGTAGCTCGGAAGATGCGCGCAAAAAGTTTACCCCCAACGCGCACCCCCTCGTTTCAAAAATTACTCACGCGTGTAAATATGAGGTGAGGTGGGTTTAG